GCGATCCTGAACAGCGGCGCCCACGGGAACGCAGCCCTGAAGACGCTGATCGACACCGTGGACACCGTCGCCGATGCGATCAAGGCGGTTACGGACGCGCTCCCGGACGGCGGCGCGCTGACGACCCTCCTCGCGAACGTCGCCGCGATCCTCCAGGACACCGGGACCGACGGCGTCGTCGTCGCGAGCGCGTCGAAGACCGGCTACGCTCTCACGTCCGGGGAGCGCGACTCGATCGCGACCGCTCTCCTCGACCTCGCGAACTCGATCGAGACCGGCGTCACGCTCCGCGGTCTCCTGCGGATCGTCGGAGCCGCGCTCGCCGGGAAGGTCTCCGGCGTCGGGACCGGGACCGAGACCTTCCGCGACATGATCGACGCGAAGAACCGGATCGTCGCGTCGATCGACGGCTCCGGGAACCGGACGGCGATCACTCTCACGCTGACGTAGGAGGAACGATGTTCGCGAGCGGCTTCTTTTCCGGCGACCATTGGAAGGCGGAATACTTCGACCAGAACGTCGGCGTCGACCTCGAGGCGGGAAGCGACGAAGGCGTCGACCTGGTTCGGGACTTCCACGCCGATTTCCACTCGCAGAAGGGCGGGCAAGTCCAATGACGAACGACGAGAAGGTCTCGATCGAGCTCTCCGCCGCCGAGGTCCTCCGGGTCTCGACGGCGACGCTCGAGGCGGAGCGCGCGAAGGTCGCGCTCGAGGACGCGGAGCTCGCGCTCCGGGCGGCGCAGCGGCGGGTCGCCGAGACGCTCCTCGGGATCGCGAAGCGCGCCGGAGCCGACGACGAAGCCGCGAATCGCGCGCTGACGATGGTCGAGCGCGGCGGGACCGTCTTCCTCGAGGAGATCCCGGATCCGCGCGAGCCGGCGGAGGCTCCCGAGAAGAAGGAGGAGCTCCCCCCGCCTCCGGAGCTGGTCCCGGAGGACGCCGAAGCCGCGGAGTAGGTCGAAGGTTTTCCCTTGTGCGGTGCGCGCTCCCGTGCTAAGGGATCGAGACGGCGAGAACGAACGAGAAGGGTCGGGAGCAGGGATGCCGAGACTTCTCGATCCGCCGTCCGAAACGAACCTTTCCGATCTTCCGGGTGGAGGGTACGCCGCGAAGCAGCGTCCCGACGGGACTTGGGACATCCTCGACGTTCCGATCATGGGAACGATCGACGAAGGCGAGCGGCGGAACGAGGAGGAGATCGGCGTCGAGTGGATGCAGGAGGCGATCGCGAAGGCGAAATCCCGCGAGGCCGAAGGCTACCTCGCTCCGCTCCACATCCAGCACCACGAGTTCGGCGTCACGACCCGTCGCGCCGGCTTCGTCCTCCCGACGCGCGTCGGGACCGTCCGCTACGAGGGAGAGGAGATCCCGGCTCTCTACGCCGACCTCCTCGCGATTCCCGAGGACGTCTTCGCTTCGATCGAGCGCGCGGAGATCCCCTACCGCTCGGTCGAGATCCACGATTGGGACGTCCCGGAGATCAACTCGCTCGCGCTCCTCGAGGATGAGGTTCCCTTCTTCCGCTTCGAGATGCTGACGATCGGAGCGAAGTCGAAGGTGCGAGCGACGGAGACCGTCGACGTCTTCCGGGGCTCGACGAGTCCGCTTCTCGCAATCGCTTCCGCCGGCTCCGGTGGGCGCGCTCTTTTCCGACTGGAGGAACCGACGATGAAGATCGACCCGAAGACCGGGAAGCCGATCAAGCTCGCCGACGAGGACGAGACGAAGGACGAGGAGGAGAAGACGCCGCTCTGGGCGCAGAAGCTCCTCGAGGGGATGGCGAAGATCGTGTCGAAGCTCGGCGTCGACGACGACGACGGCGACAAGGAGGCCGACGACGACTCGACGCCGGTCGAGCCCGACGAGAAGGAGTCGCTCGCCGCGACCGAGACCGCGAAGATCGCCGGTCGCCTCGCCGCGCTCGAGCAGAAGGTCGAGAAGCGCGACCAGGACGACGCCGTGAAGGGTCTCGCCGACGCCGCCGCCGCGAAGCTCGCCGCCGACGGCTACGAGGTCGACCCGAAGACGCGCGGGTCCCTCGAGCTCTTCTACGCGCAGGGCGAGTCGGTCGGCGACGCCTTCGTCGAGGAGTTCCGGAAGAACACGCCGAAGGACCCGCCGCCGACGCTCGGCGACCTCGAGGCCGCGGACTCGGAGCTCCCCGACGAGGTCATGAAGTTCTCGACGAAGGACCCGGACACCTTCGACTTCGCGAAGAAGAAGGCGAAGGAGTTCGAGGAGCTCAAGGCCCGCGGACACATGGGCTCGATGACCCTCGAGCGGTTCCTCGAGCTCAACGTCAACTAGGACCTCCGGGACGGTCCGGAGAAGAAGGAGAACGAGATGGCACTTTCGGCCACCGTAAAGCGGGAGACCCGCGACCCGACCCACCAGAACCCGGAGATCCAGGCGACCGAGGTCCTCTACGCCGGTGCCTACGTCGGCGGCGGAAACGAGAACCACGCGACCGCCGCGAAGATCGGACGGGCGTTCGCGTGGAACGACGAGGCCGGCGCGATCCCGCTCGGCTTCGAGCAGTCCGGCGGGACCGGGAACTCCGCGGCTCCGCGCGTGACCGCCGAGGTCTACGCGAAGGGGCGGGTCGTCGAGCGGCTCGCCGTGACGGGGCTCGCCGGCGACAACACGGACGTCTACAAGCTCGTCTACGCGACCGACGATACGACCTTCACGCTGACCAGGACGCAGCCGAACCTCCCGGTCGGGATCATCGTGAACGCGATCACGTCGAGCGTCGCGGACGTCTACTTCTTCTCGTTCGCGGAGCTCGCGATCCTCTCGCTCGCCGGCGGTCACCGCAAGACCTGGCTGATCGCGGCGTTCACCGCGGAGTTCGCCGCGACCGGCGACCTCCTCAAGGGGATCGAGGCTCCCTGCCACGGGCGGATCCTCGACGTCTACGCGATCTGCGCTGCCGCTCCCAGCGACGCGGACCTCGACGCGACGATCAACCTCGAGATCGGCGGAACGAGCGTGACGGGCGGCGTCGTGACCGTCGCCGCCGCGGACACGGTCGGGCTCAAGAAGGACGGGACCGAGGTCACGGCGGAGAACGTCTTCCACTCGGGAGACCTGATCGACGTCGAGACGACGGTCACGGCGGCGGGAACCGCCGGCGACGGCTTCTACTGTCTCTACGTCGACTACGAGCCGCTCCCCGGTCTCTAGGCCGCGGAGCAACGGGAACGGCGAGAACTCGTAGGACCGGAGGGACACGAACGGAAGACCCGGCGTCGCCGGGAAGACGAAGGAGAGAGCGATGCAGAACGTAATCGCCGCGTCGGTCCTGACCGCGGGTCTGCGGACGACGTTCGCCGACGCCTACCGGCTGTCGACCGAGGCGCGCCTCGAGCGGCTGAGGAAGGTCATGGAGCTCGGCGTCCCGTCGGACAAGCTGACCGAGCTCTACGCCTACTTCGAGACCGCTCCCTATCCGCAGCGGTGGCCTCGCGGCCAGTCGATCTCGACGAAGCCCTTCGACTCGAAGAGCTTCTCGGTCGTCAACTACGACTGGGCGAAGCGGATCGCGTGGCACGAGAACGACCGCGAGGACGACCAGACCCGGTCGCTCTTCGACATGGCGAAGTCGCTCGGCGACCACTTCGCGACCCTCCACGAGCGGATCTTCTTCCAGATGATCCTGGCGGCGACGGACGCGGATCTCCTGCCGGCGATCCCGAACTGCCCAGACGGAGCCGACCTCTACAACGCGTCCGACGGCTCCGGCGCGGACCGCTTCGGCGTCTCGGGCGGGAACATCGTCTCCGGCTCCGGCGTCGCGTCGGCGCAGGCGATCAAGACCGACGTCCTGAACGGCATCGAGCTCTTCCGCCGGTTCCAGGACGTCGAGGGTCAGCCGCTCTGGGACGACTCCATGCTCGACGGCGGCGGCTACGTCCTGATCTACAACGTCGCGAACGACGAGCTCGTCCGGACCGCGCTCAAGGCGACCACGGTCCTCGACCGGCTCAAGACCGACGGCACGTCGACGACCGACGTCTCGGTCGCGAGCGCGGCGGCTCCGGCGAACATCGTCGTCGAGGAGGGGCTTAGGATCGAGCTCTGGCCGACGCAGCGGATCACGACCGACGACCTCTACCTCTTCGCGGTCGGGAGCCCGCACAAGGCGGTCTTCCAGCAGGAGCGGCGAGGTCTCCGCGAGACCTTCGCGAACGTCGAGAACTCGGACGTGTCCCGCGACACGAAGCAGGAATACATTCAGTTCGATGCCCGGTACGGCTACGGGTCCTTCCTCCCGTATCAGACCGTGCAGATCGACAACCCGTAGGACAAGCGACCAGGAGGGGAGCGCGGGAAGCTGCCGCGCTCCCCTATCGAAAGGCGAGAACCCGAAGGAGAGAACGATGCCGAGACTACCGTCGCCGACCGCGAACCCGGACCTCGAGGTCCTCCCCGCGCAGACCGGCGAGCCGATGAAGGTCCGCTTCGAGGAGACGCAGGTCGAGAAGGACCTCGAGACCCGCGACCTCTTCTGGGTCGGGACGACTCCCGACTCCCCGATCCAGAACGTGACGTGCGGGATCCGGTTCCCGGCGTTCACGGGGCAACTCGACTACGACGGGAAGGGCGAGCCGGTGATCCCGAACTCGCGCGGCGCGCTCATCCGGCTCTCGCCGGCGGAAGTGAAGCTCGTTCTCAAGCGGGTCCCGCTCTACGTCGTCCGCGCGCGCGGACGGACGTCGTTCGTCGTCTCGAAGGCGCAGAAGGCTTACGTCCCGAACCCCGGAGACGTCCCGCTCGCGAAGTTCCTCTACATGGTTCGCCTCGAGGAGCGGATGCCGATCGGCTGGCGGTCCTCGACGCCGGAGCCGATGCTCGCGGATCCGGAGCCGGAGGTCGAGCCGGAGGTCGCGGAGGACGCCGGCCAGGAGGAATAGCGGATGGCGACGCCGACCGAAGCCGAGATCCAGACTCAGATCTCGAAGGTCGTCGACCTCCTCGAGGAGACGAAGAAGTTCGGAGCCGACAACGCCGAGAACTACCTCGCGCTCGAGGACGCGGTCGTTCAGAACCTCGAAGGCGACTACTCCGACCAGGTCCTCGCCGCGCTCGCCGGCCTCCGCGCGTCGCTCGCCGGGACCCTGACGTCCGGGACCGCCGCGGCGATCCTCACGCCGCTCTTCCTCTCCTACGCGAAGGTCCGCTCGATCCCGTACCGGACGATCCCGGAGATCTTCCGGGAGCTTCACGACGACTTCGTCGCGAACTCGAAGACGGTCAACTCGCGCGAGATCACCTTCGCGTCGATGTCCTACTCCGGGACCGGGAACGGCGTCCTCAACCGCCTGACAGAGGACAAGGACGGCTTCGATATCGAGAACGCGACCGCCGAGGCGAAGGCGGCGAAGTGCGTCGAGGACGAGCACTCCGGCGCGGTCGAGCACGAGGAGGTCTTCCGGGTCTCCGGCGCGCCGGCGGGACGCGACCCGATCGAGTTCGCCGGCTCCGGGAAGGTCGGGCGGCTCGTCGCGGTCTCGGCGCGCCACTCCGCGCGCTTCATCCGGAACCCGAGCTTCGACGATATCACCGGCTCGGTCGGATCCCTGACCGGCGTCACGGGCTGGACGCCGGTCTCGGACATCTCGAACTTCGACGCCGACGAGACGGACACCTACCGCGGCTACGCCGGAGCCGGGACTCTCCGGTCCCTCGAGTTCACCGGCTCCGACACGCTCGAGCAGAACCTGAACGTCGCGTCGGCGCGCTTCGACCCGACGGTCCCGGTCTACGTCCAATGCGCCGTGATGCGGAAGAGCTCGGCGACCGGGACGTTCACGCTGACCTTCGGCTCGAAGACCGCGATGCTCGACGTCTCGACGATCTCCAACGACACCTGGACGGTCGTCCGGCTCGCGCTCGACAAGAACCTCTTCTTCCCGAACTGGAACCAGGAGGACCCGAAGGTCTCGGTCGGGATGGCGACGCTCGCGACCGGGACGGTCCTCGTCGACGACGTGATCGTCACGCCGATGACCTTCTTCGACGGAACCTGGTGGGCTCTCGTCGGAGGCTCGACTCCGTTCCTCCGCGACGGCGAGTTCACCGGGACCGATACGGAGGTCGGCGCGAAGATCAACTACTGGCTCTGGCGCGCCTTCGGCCTCTACCTCCCACACACGACCGGAGGGACCGAGACGTGGGCGGATCCGTAAAGGAGGACTCGGCGTGAAGGTCTACAGCTTCGAGCAGGGTCGCGGCGTCGCGTCGGAGATCGGGAACCGCTACGCGAGCTCCCGCTACGGTCGGCGGTACGTCGCGACGCACCAGACTCCCGGGACCGGCGTCACGGGGCAGACGAGCTTCGTCGCGACGACGCCGACGCTCTCCTTCACGCGCGCCGCGGCGTCGACCCGGATCATCCTCTCCGGGATGACCTTCTCGCAGATCGGAACCGTCGCCGGCGGCGTGATCGCGCTCGCCGTCCTGGTCGACACGACCGACCGCTACGCTTCCGGCGGGACCGAACTCACCCCGCAGGGGATGAGCCTCGAGCAGGACCGCGCCGCGGACACGACGGTCTACTTCAACCCGACCGCGGCGGCGGCGTCGGCGAACGTCCGGGTCCTCTTCCAGACCAGGATCCTCAAGGAGGTCGGACGGATCATCTCGATCAACTTCGGGGACTCGATCCACGTCGGCGCGACCGGCTCGATCCTCGTCTACACGTGGGCGGCGACGACCGGCCCGACGTGGCTCTTCGACGTCGAGTTCATCGAAGAGGACCTCTAGACGTGACGATCGCGAACGACGTTCAGGACCGCTACGGGACCGAGTTCCTCGTCGGACTTACGAACCCGGCGGATCCGAACGCGACGTCGATCAACACGACGACGCTCGGGAAGGCGGTCCTCGACGTCGGAGCGGCGTTCGAGATCCACGCCGGCCTCGAGCTCGACGATACGGACTCGAAGCACGTCATGGTCGCGGTCGAAGGAGTGATCGCGATCCTCAAGATCCGGATGGGGCTCGAGAAGGAAAAGCTCTGGACCGACTGGATCAAGAACGCGCTCGAGCCGCTCTCCCTGGTCACGTCGCGCGATCGCGTCGGACCTCTCACCTCGTCTCCGCTGACGACCTCGTCCGAGACGACCGGCGCGCGCCCGGACTTCGACCGCGAGCGGTTCCGCGACGTCCTCCCGACCGATCCTCGAGAGTCGACCGGGGATATCGACCGGACGGAGTAGGCGCGTGGTCCGCGTCGTCCGAATCCAGACGAACGACGGCGAGGAGGTCGTCGCTCGAGCTCGCCGGATCCTCGACGACCCGAAGCCGCTCCTCAAGCAGATCGGCGCGATCTTTACGGCGCAGGCGCAGAAGGCGTTTACCTCCCAGACCGCGCCGGACGGCGAGAAGTGGGAAGGGCGATATCCGAACCAGGACGACCCGGTCGTGAACTTTGCCGGAGTCGTCTCCGACCTCGCCGGCGGCGGCGGCGAGATCAAGGGTCGCCGGTTCACGCGCCGGCCCGCGCTCCGGGATACCGGCGCGCTCTTCAACTCGCTGCGCGACGAGCGGAAGGCGATCACCGAGAAGGGCTCCTTCGTGGTTGAGGTCGGGTCGAGACTCCCCTATGCTGCGAGAGCGCAGCACGGAGGGATCTCGGTCCTACGGATCACGGAGGAGGTCCGGGAAGGGATCCGGAAGTTCATCCGGTCGGAGCGCGGGCAGCCGTTCTTCCTCCGGCTCGTCGGCTTCACGCATCCGTCGGCGGAGCTCCTCGAGACCGAGGTCGTCCCGAGACCGTATTTCGGGCTGACCGACGAAGCGAAGGAGCGAGTCGTCGACCTGATCGAGAACGGCGTCGGAGACGCGCTCGGACCCGCGGAGGGATAGATGGGAACGCCGAAGGGTCGACAACTCGCGAAGATCCCCGGGAAGATCATCCTCGACCCGACGGACCTCGACGCCGCCGATCCCTACGGCGGGACCGAGTTCGGCTTCACCCGCGACCAGGATTTCGGCTTCGGGCAGAAGGACCGACCGATCCGCGCGGAGGAGTTCGGCTGCGTCGTCGAGTCCGTCCTCGGTCGAGCGGAGCCGATCTTCGCCGCCGTCCTCCGGACGTGGGACGACGACGCGCTCGCGACGGTCTTCCCGGATACCGAGACCGGGAGCTCCGGGCGGGTCATCGTCCACGGGCGCGTGAAGGGCTCCGGCGTCGTCCGTCCCGGCGCGCTCGTCTCCGGACGCGCGGTCAAGGTCCTCTTCGTCCCGGAGTCGCCGGACCGGTATCCGTGGCTCATCCTCTACCGCGCGCTCCCCGCGATCGCCGAGACCGCGTCGCTCCGGCTCGCGGTCGACGAGTCGCTCGGGATCGGCGTCGTCTTCCGGGCGATCCCGGACACGAGCGACCCGGTCCGGCTCTACGACATCGGCTACCGGGGGGACCTGACGCTATGAAGGTCCGGCTCGATCCTTTCCTCCTCTCGGTCGCCGATCGCTTCGCAGACCTCGACGTGTCGCTCGAGGTCGAGAAGGTGGAGGAGCTCCTCGAGCTCCTCGTCGAGGACGCGGAGACGTTCCTTCTCGGCGGCGGGACGATCGACCTCGCGACCTGGTCGACCCTCGGCAAGCTCTCGCGGGACGCCTTCGCCGCCGCCGGCGAGCGGATCCGGCGCGCGGAGGCGACGTTCGCCGCGATCGCGTCGCGCGGACCGCTCGAGGCGGAAGCGGTCGCGGAGGGTCTCGACGGCGGAGACGTCCAGGTCCGCGCCGCGCTCCGGAAGATCGTCGGAAGGAGGACTCCCGCGTGAACGCCTACCAACTCTTCCGGCAACTGAAGTATCTCCTCGA